GTTGTGGTGAATCATGCGGAGAGTACTGGCAAGTCACATTTAAAAGTTATGCGGCTGATGAACTGTTTCAGTTACCAAGAAAGAGGATTAAAACTGATGTACAGGTTGCGAGAAGATGGGATTCGCAGGTTCGTAGGATTAAGCGTATAACTCCGGTGGAGTCCCGCCCAGTTAAGTGCATTCAGGTTGACTCTCCAAATCGGCTGTATCTCGCTGGTAAAGCTCATATCCCAACACATAACACCCAGCTAATCAATTGTGCGGCTGGGTACTTCATTGCGCACGAACCCTCCAGTCAGATGATGATGCAACCAAGTCAGTCCGACCTCAACACTTGGTTGGAGACTAAGTTCAATCCAATGGTGGAAGCGAATGAAGTCCTTAACGAGAGAATCGCAAAGCCTCGCTCCAGAGAAGGGGTCAACAACCAGAAGATGAAGTCCTACGCTGGGGGATTCTTAATGTTCTCTTGGTCAGGCTCTCCCAACACCATGCGCGGACGTTCTGCGCCAAAGATCTACTGCGATGAGGTGGATGGGTACCAGTACACAGCAGAAGGCCATCCAGTGAACCTCCTCTGGCAGCGAGCAGCGACCTTTGGGGATCAACGGAAACTGTTTCTCACCTCCACCCCAACAATCAAAGGCAGCTCGTTTATTGAGAAATCCCATATTTCAGGGGATATGCGCAAGTTTTGGTTACCTTGCCCCCATTGTGGCGAGCATGTCGTGCTAGAGTGGAAGGCTATCGTATGGCAACAGGATGATGAAGGTGAACACCTACCCGATACGGCGCTGTATTACTGCCAAGAGTGCGGGGCAGGTATTGATGATGCCCAAAAGCGTACTATGTTGCGCAAAGGAGAGTGGAGAGCAGAGCGTCCCTTCACTGGCCACGCGTCATTCCACCTCTCTGAGTTGTACTCCCCTTTTCGGCGGTGGCGGGATATTGTCACCTCGTTCTTGGAGAAGAAACATTCAGGCGATGTGCAATCGTTTGTAAATGTCTCTCTCGCGGAGACCTATGAGGAAGAGGGAGAGTCAATTGACGAGTACGCGCTCTCATCCAGACGGGAACCCTTCGATGGGAAGATACCAGAAGAGGTTGTCGTTCTCACTGCGGGGGTGGACGTTCAGGATGACCGCCTTGAAGTAACAGTGATCGGCTGGGGCAAGGATGATGAGTCCTATGTGATCCAGCATGAGGAGCTTTATGGTGATCCATCCACCCCTTCAACGTGGACTTCACTGGATTCTATCCTGTTCGCAGCGTATGAAACACACTCAGGCCGCCAGTTGGCAATACGCTCATCTTGTGTGGACTCCGGTGGCCATAACACTAAGGCGGTCTACGACTACGCCAAGAAGAACGCAGCTCGCAGGGTGTTCGCCATTAAGGGTATGGGTGGCGAAGGTAAACCCGTCTCTGGCCGCCCATCGAAGAACAATATTGGTAGATGCCCGCTGTTCCCTATCGGTGTTGACACCATTAAGACGCTGCTATTCCAGCGCATGAGGATAGTTGATGAGGGTGCTGGGTATATCCACTTCTCTGACGTGCTGAATGATGAGTATTTCCTTCAGCTAACCGCAGAGCAGATCGTGGTAAAGTTCCATAAAGGCTATCAGAAGAGGGAATTTAAGAAGATGAGGCCGCGAAACGAGGCTTTGGACTGTTTCGTATACGCGGTGGCAGCGCTAACAATCCTCAATGTAAACGTGAATACCCTTGCACAACGGCTTGATTCAAGGCAGAATTCCCTAGATGAGGACAAAAATGCTAACGCAAAGACCAGCAAAAAACCCTTCGTCCCTGTTAGTAGGGGGCGTGGAGGCTTTGCTAAGAACTGGTGAGATGAAATATGGCCTATTTATTTGACCCCGCTGAAGCCCAAGAAGGTGAACCAGAAACGGTCACTGTTGGGGACTTTATCCAATGGAAAAAGACCGCGTTAGCTGGGCATTATGACCCTACCCTGTACACTGCTACCTATGTAGCACGTATTTCTGGCGGTGGGAATGCCGAGATCCAGATAGAAGGGACAGACGGAGGGGGGTATTTCTACTTCGCGGTTTCTTCCGTTGATAGCGCGAATTTCATCTCTGGATACTACTACTGGCAGTTGGAGATCGTCAGGAACTCTGACAGTGAGCGGGTTGTTGTTGATCGGGGTAACTTCACTACGGTTGATGATCTTGACGTAAACCAAGCAGATCCACGCTCCCATGCGGAGATAATGTTGACCAAGATTGAGTCTCTACTCTCTGGTCGCGCTGATGCGGACGTGTCTAGCTATTCTATCGCAGGGCGTTCGCTATCCAAGCTATCATTCCAAGAGTTGATAGACGCAAAGGCTTACTACCAAGGCGAGGTCAACAAAGAGCGGCGGGAACAAGACATTAAGGCTGGTCGCGGCGCGGGCAAGTCTACAATCCAAGTGAGGTTCTGATATGGGGTTTTTCGATGTATTCAAGTCTAAACCTAAGCGGGCGGGACGATCTCTCCGTTCGTATGCAGCCGCCAACTCAGGAAGGCTTTTTGCGGACTTTGGAGCTTCAGCTAACAGTGCAGATAGTGAACTCAAGTCAGCCATATCCATTCTTCGAGATCGGTCACGAGATCTGGCGCGAAACAACGAGTTCGCAAAACGATATTTGGGACTCCTGAAGAATAATGTCATTGGGGACGTAGGTTTCAATCTACAGGTTAAAGCCCTCTCCACTAATGGAGCTATGGATGCTCTTGGCAACCAAGAGGTAGAGCGAGGGTTCGCTGCTTGGGGCAAGAAAGGTAACTGCACAACCGATGGCACCATGTCATGGCGGGATTGCCAGCTTATGGCGATGGAGTCACTGGCGAGGGATGGGGAGTTTCTGATCGTTACCCATCAAGGCTCAAGGTTCAATGACTCAATCGCACTTGAGTTTCTTGAAGTAGACCAGCTTGACCACGAACTCAACCAAGCAGTGAAGGAAGGCAAGAACGAGATCCGTATGGGCGTGGAGGTGGATAAGTTTAAGAAGCCTATCGCGTACCACATTCTGGTATCCCACCCGAACGACGAAGACTATTCCACATACAGCCGCAAGAAACATCGTAGAGTGCCTGCATCACAGGTGATCCACGGTTTCTTGAAGCTCCGCGCAGGGCAAACTAGGGGCGAACCTTGGATGGCCCCTGTAATCCCCGCGTTGAAACAGATCGGTGCATTGCGAGAAGCCGCTGTGATTAACGCCCGTGTGGGCGCGTCTAAGATGGGGTTCTTCACCTCTTCGGGCGGGGATGGGTTCGTTCCCGACGATTTAGACGGAGATGTACCCATTATGGACGCAGATCCTGGCACTTTCCACCAATTACCTACCGGAGTAGACTTCAAATCATTCGATCCAGCGTACCCATCGAACGAGTTTGAGGCGTTCCACAAGGTGGTAATGAAGGGTATTGCTGCTGGACTTGGTGTATCCTATACAGCCTTGGCCTCTGATCTTGAGGCAACCAGTTACAGTTCTATCCGTCAGGGGGCTTTGGAGGAGCGTGACAACTATAGAGGTATCCAGAAGTTCCTCGAAGATCACTTTATCCGTCCGGTATTTGAGTTATGGCTGCGCTCCTCTATGGAGTTCGGGCATGTCACGTTACCTACATCTACTTTTGATAAGTTCTCTGGGGCTGCCACCTTCCGCGCTAAAACTTGGTCTTGGGTTGACCCAGTGAAAGAGATGAATGCTGCGGTTACGGGGCTTCAACACGGTGTCCTCAGTCTGCAAGATGTCTCAGAGCAGTATGGTAAGGACGTTGAGGAGTTGTTGGCGCAGATCAAGAAGGACAAAGAACTTGCGCAACAGTTTGGTATTAGCTATGCTCTAGAACCATACGGAGCTAGTTTTTCACAGGTGGAGCCAGAGGTTAGCAAAGATGACTGAAGTAACAGTTGAAGATCTGCTGAAGGATCACAACAAAGGAGAGCGATCTTTCCATGTGAAAGCAGCTCCAATTAACGAAGAGAAGCGCACTGTGGATATTGCTATCTCCAGTGAAGAGCCATACATGCGCTACTTCGGGAATGAAGTTTTAGGCCACAAGAAAGGTGAAATCGACATGGATTTCCTTTCTTCAGGCCGCGCACCTCTGCTACTGGATCACGATCCAGAGAAGCAGATCGGTGTTATCAAATCTGTAGAGTTGGATGAGGAGGGCGGTAGACTCCGCGCTAAGGTACGCTTTGGAAAAGGCGCACTGGCTCAAGAAGCCTTTACGGACGTTGTGGACGAGATCAAAGCCAACATTTCCGTTGGTTATGAGGTTCATGATATGACATTGGTTGGCAAGGATGGCGACGATAACACTTATCGCGTCAATAATTGGCGACCTGTTGAGGCAAGTTTGGTATCTATCCCCGCTGATGTGACAGTTGGCGTTGGTCGGTCTGGCGAGGCTCCGAAACCCCCCGAAACTGAAATTAAACAAGAAATTGAGGAAAAGAAAATGTCTGAAGAGATTAAGACACCTGAAATTGACGTTGCTGGTATCGAGGCTAAGGCTCGCAAGGCTGCCGAGAAAAATGCTGCTGAGATCATCGAACTTGGCGCTCGCCACAACCAAGGCGGTATGGCGCGTGAGTTTATCGCCTCCGGTAAGTCGGTTGACACCTTCCGTGGCGCTCTGCTAGAGACCATCGGATCAGATACTGCGCTTGAGAACGGCGACATCGGCATGAAGAGTGAAGAGGTTAAACAGTTCTCACTGGTTCGCCTAATCAACGCTCTGGCCAACCCCAGCGATATGCGTTCACGCAAGGCTGCTGAGTTTGAGTTTGAGTGTACCAACGCTGCTGCGGATAAGTTCGCGGGTGAGCCACAGGGTGTTATTCTCCCTGCTGACGTACTCCGTTCTTGGAAGCGTGACCTGAACTCTGCGGATGATTCTGCAATGTTCGGTGATGACTACCGTGGGGAGTCCTTCATTGACGTGCTTCGCAATAACTCTTCTGTTATGCAAGCAGGCGCACGTACTTTGAGCGGCTTGACTGGCGATGTTGTCATTCCTAAGAAAACTGCTGCTTCTTCTGCTGGCTGGATTGCTACTGAGGGTGGCGCAGCGAGTGAGAGCGAGTTCACAGTTGGAACCGTCAGTTTGACTCCTAAGCAGATCGGCGCATTCACTGACATGACCCGTCAGCTTCGCCAGCAGTCTTCTATGGACGTTGAGAACATGATCCGTGATGATCTTGGTCAGGCAATTGCTCTGGCTATCGATCTTGGCGGTCTGGAAGGCACTGGTGCGGATGGCCAGCCTACTGGTCTGTTGAACCAAGCTTCACTGACTAAGGTAACAGCATGGGCTGCTGCTAACCCAACTTTCGCAGAGGTTGTTACTCTCGAAACTGCGGTTGCAGACGCGAATGCGTTGATGGGTAACCTGTCATACATCTGCCCAACCAACATGGTTGGCGCAATGAAGACTACTGAGAAGGCTTCTGGTACTGCTCAGTTCTTGACTGACGGGAAAGGGCTGAACGGCCATCGTTTGGTTTCTTCCAACCAAGGTACCGCAGGTAATATGTACTTCGGTAACTGGAACGATCTGCTGCTAGGCTTCTGGTCTGGTCTGGATCTGTTGGTTGACCCTTACAGCCTGTCTAACACTGGTTCTGTTCGTGTTAATGCGTTCCAGACTTGTGATGTAGCTGTACGCCACGTTGAGTCCTTCGCTTACGGCAACGACACAGCGTAGTAGAGGTTAGGTGAAAATAGGGTGGGGGTTTCGGCCCCTGCCCTTTTAACTGGAGTTTTGCATGAAATACAAAGTATTGAAAGACGTGGTTGTCAACGGGGTAGCCCATAAAACGGGTGTCACTGTTGAGATTACGCACGACAAAGTACATCGTTTAATTATGCTTGGGTATCTTGACCCTGTTAAGACTCGCAATAAACGACAAACAAAAGTGGTTGAAGCAGCTTATCAGGAAGATCCTGTAGATGCTTGATCCTATTGCTGATTTAGAGCAATTATTCGCTAATGACTTCTCTATTGCTGCAACATACAATAGCGGCACTGTGCGTGGTATCTTTGATAACCAGTACAGTTCTGTTGATGCTGGGGGAGAGGTAGACTTCGCCTCCAGTGACCCGACTTTTAGTTGTAAAACCTCTGATGTGAGTGCTGCGGTTGAGGGTGAGACGATCACCATCAGCGGCACAAACTACACGATCAGAGAGGTCATGCCCGATGGTACAGGTATGACTGAGTTGGTGCTTGAGGAACAATGAGTCACGTTCGTAAACAGATCCGAGATGCGGTAGCCACTAGGGTTACAGGACTCACGACCACTGGGACAAACGTGTTCCAGAGCAGAACGTACTCTCTCAGTAACGACAAGTTGCCCGCACTGACCATCTACACCAAGGAAGAATCCTCCGATATAGTCAATATGTCGCGTGATCTAAGGCGCACATTGTCGATTGTTATTGAAGGCTACGCGAAAGCCAGCTCATCACTTGATGATACACTTGACACCATTGCTGCGGAGGTGGAGGCTGCTATGGGCAGCGACCGAGACCTTAACGGCGTTGGGAAGATCATATCCGTGTCTGGCACAGAGATCGACTTCGCAAGCGGGGATTCAGAAAAACCCGTTGGTGTTGTTCGCTTAGGTTATGATATTATTTACGTTACTTCAGGGAGTGACCCTGAGACGGCACTATAGGAGCAATTGCAATGAGCCAAACACACGGTACTGAAGGTATTGTTAAAGTAGACACCAACACTCTCGGAGAAGTAGTCAGTTTTGATATTGATCGGAGTTCTGATCTGATTAAGACGAATACGCCAACCCTCGGCACACCCGACCCTTGGGCCACTCACAGCGCTGGCGAGAAGTCATGGTCTGGTACACTGACTTGTGTGTTTGACTTCGCTGATACCGCACAACTTGCGCTGGACATTAACGCCACGGTTGCACTTGAGTTGTACCCACTAGGTGAGACCACTGGCGATATTAAGTTGTCCGGTGATGCCATTGTGAACAGCGCCCCTATCTCCAACAGCCTTGGGGACACAGTGCAAGCTACGTTCTCGTTCCAAGGTACTGGTGCGCTGACTGAAGCGGCAGTGAGCTAGCATGGGGCTTCTTGATTTAGTAGAGAAACGATCCTCTGACCGCGCCCCTACTCCACGAGAAGTGGAGGGGGTCGAGAAGGCCATTTATGCTACGCCTCTCTCAGTAAAAGAGATGTCCAAGTTGCAGAAGAAGCATGGGGACTTCCTCGGTACCGACAACGACGAGGCACTGGTTGACCTCATCATTATGAAGGTTCTGGATGAAGCAGGAGACCCTGAGTTCACGGTTGCACACAAACCGATGCTCATGCGAGAGGACAGCCTGTTCATTCGTCGAGTTGCTGGGGCAGTATTGCAGACTGAGGACGACCCAAAAAACTAGCCAATGACTTGCTACGATACGGACTATTCCAAGTAGCAAGTCATTTGCGTACCCCCGTTTACCTGCTGGACGATATGCCCTATACTGAATACCTAGAGTGGTTTGAATACTTTAGGTTAGAGGAAGAGAGACATGCCCGACACG